AAGCGGCTCGCATCTACAAAGCGACGGGCTACAAGTTCGGGGTTCTGATGCACCTGTCGGATACGGATGCTAACCGGCTCTGTATGCTATTGGAGCGCTCGGCGCGTAACAAAGAGCGGGGGATTTTCCTATGACGGGCGAATGTGACCGGCCGCCTGGCGCGTTTGGCGCGTGGCTGAAGGCTGAACGTGAGGCGCGCAACATGACCTTGCGTGATGTCGAACGGGCGACCGGCGGCCGGGTGACGAACCCGGCGCTTTCGCAATTGGAGACCGGCCATATTCAAAACCCGTCGCTGTTTACGTGCGTCTGTCTCGCGGCGGTTTATGGGATAACCGGATCGGAAATGTTTGAGCGGGCGGGGGTTGGTGAAGGCGAGGACCCGGCGCCGCGCTGCGCGGCCTGTGGGCAGGTGATGCGATGACGAAAACCAAAACGGCGACGCTGGTTTATGAAGATGATTTCAACACTCTGGATTGGTCGAAATACCTGTCTCGCTGGTGGTATGTGGACCCTGGCGCTGCGGGTTGTTCGTTACCCTCCAATGGCGAATGGCAACTCTACGTCAACCGGGACGGGCCGCTTGCTCAGGTTCCTTGGACGGTTAGGGACTCGGTTCTTTCCCTGAGTTGCGGGCCGGTCGATCCGCCGATTGAAGGCTACGGCTTCCTGTCGGGGATGATTAACAGCTATCCCGGTTTCTACCGGACGTATGGGTTCTTCGAGGCGCGGATCAAGATGCCGCCGGGTAACGGCATGTGGCCTGCGTTCTGGCTGCTGCCGATGGATGGGTCCTGGCCACCTGAAATCGACGTGGTGGAATGGCTGGGGCGCGAGCCGCTGACCGAATATATCGGCACACATAGCGCCATTGGCGGCGGCAACGTCCCGCAAGGCGGCCCGTATCCGATCCCTGACGGGGCGGCGGATTTCCACGATTACGGCGTCGATTGGCAACTGAATTCGATCAGTTTCACGTTCGACGGGCAGACGGTGGTGACGTTCCCGACTCCAGCGGACATGCATAAGCCGATGTACTGGATTCTCAATCTGGCGCTCGGCGGCGGCTGGGCGGGTCCGCCGGATGATACGACGCCATTCCCGGCGGCGCTGGAGGTCGATTGGGTGCGCGTCTATGACTCCTCGCCCTACGCCGACAACGGCGGCGGCAATGGTGGCGTCACGCCAACCCCGCCAAGCGGCACGAATTACGTGATTAGCAACCCGTGGGGCGCGGCCGATCTGCGCGCGGTCTATAAGCCGGGCGACAAGGTGACGCTCGCGTTCGGCTATGACGAACTGAACCTGATCCGGAGCGCGGTCGATACTTATGTGTGGGTGCGGACCAACGGGGTGACACTGACCCTGGCTGTGGTGCTGCCGGGCATGGTGGCGGAATTGGCGATCCCGGCGGCGCCGGTCGGGCGGGCGGCGGAAGACGGGCCGCAGGGCCATTGGATGGGGAGTCCTGGCATGGGGGCGGGGCTTGAAAGATAGAAAACCCTTCACCCTGACCGATGCGGAAAAGCTGCGGCTGATCGGCGCCGCTCTGCTGTCGGTGCGGATGCTGGTGGAACTGTCCACGGGCAATTCGCGCCGTCATTGGAACAAGTTGATGCACGATCTTGAAGCGGAAGCCGGGAAGCTGGAGCGGAGGCGCGCGCCATGATTAGCCTGCTTATCAGCCTGCTCGTCATTGTCCTGATCCTGGCTATCGTCTGGTGGGTGGTGCAGCAACTCAACCTGCCGCCGCCGATTCGGATGGTGTTCATCGTGATCGTCGCGATCATCTGCATCCTGTGGCTTTTGCAGTTCGTCGGCGGCTTTCCGTCCCTGCGCCTGCACTAGGCTTGACGCTCCAAACGAACGCGCTCAACCGTTCGCCCGTGGCGCGGTCCATCCCCCTGGAATCGCCCCGCGTCACACCTTCGCCCCGCTGAGCGGTAATCAGCGTATGCGCCGCCGGGGGCTGTAAGCCCGGCCTCGGGGAACCCGCCACGTTAGACGCGGGCAAGCAAAAACCCCTAGAGGCGCCCCATGGCGACCACTAACTACGGAGTCAACGCTCCTGAGGCAGTCAAATTATGGCGGTCTCAACTGGCCCGTGAAGCCCTTAAGGCGACGTGGATACAGAAATTCATTGGCGATTCATCGGACGCAATCGTTCAGGTCTTTGGCGAGACTTCCAAGGGCGCCGGGGACCGGGTGACGGTCACGCTGCGGATGCAACTGACCGGCGATGGCGTCCAGGGCGATGCGACCCTGGAAGGGAACGAGGAGCCGCTAACCACCTACACGGATAATCTGCTGGTCGATCAGTTGCGCCATGGTGTTCGTAGCGGCGGCAAGATGACTCAGCAAAGAATCCCGTGGTCAATTCGTGAGGAAAGTATGATGGGCCTCAAGGATTGGTGGGCGGGGCGCATTGACCAATCCTTTTTCAATCAGGTCGCGGGGTACACACCGCAAACTGACGTGCGCTATACCGGCATGAATGCTGTGCTGGGGCCGGACGCGAACCATATCGCCCGGCTGAATGCTAAGACGGCCGACGAGAACCTTGCGGCGGGCGACGAAATGTCCCTGGCCCTGATTGATAAGCTGGTCGAGTCCGCCAAGCTCGGGTCTACCACGGGCGTCGGGCCGGTCGTGCGGCCGGTCAACGTTGATGGCGAAGATAGATATGTCGTCGTCATGCATACCAAACAAGTCACGCAATTGCGGACCAACGTAAATGCGGGGCAGTGGTTAGACATACAGAAGGCGGCGATGACCGGCGATGGTTCGGAAAGAAATCCGATCATGACTGGCGCTCTTGGCATGTATAACGGCGCGGTTCTACACGAAAGCACACGCATTCCAAATGGAGTGAACAGTACAACTGGCGTTCCTGTAGCAACGGCGCGGCGATCTGTGCTTATGGGCGCGCAAGCGTGTGCGATTGGATTTGGCGAAGGCCAGTCCTTCAAGTCGTTCGATTGGAATGAGGAGCTTTTTGACTACGGGAATCAGCTTGGCGTTGAAGCTGGCGTGATTCACGGGATCAAAAAGCTTCGTTTCAACGCGCAAGACTTCGGCGTTATTGTCGGCGCTACTTTCACCAATTAGGAGGGCGCAAAGATGGCGACCGGCGGGCGCAAAACCCAACTTCAATGCATTCATCAGATTTCGGCGCTGATCGGCTTCGGCTCGCCTGCGTCCGTGGTTCTCGGCGTGCTGCCTGCGGGGGCGGTGCTGCTGACTTCGCACCTGAGCGTGACGGTGGCGGCCAACTCGACCACGAACACGGTCGCTATCGGCACGACGGCGGGCGGCACGCAACTGCTGGCCGCGACCGACCTGAAGACGGTCGCGCGGACCGATACCGTGGCGCCTATCGCCGCACAGGGGCCGCTCGCGGCCGACACGCCGATCTATCTGACCCTGGCCTCCACGGGCGCCGCGCCCACGGCGGGTTCGGCGGTGGTGGCGCTGGATTATATCGCGCAGGTTGGATAGGGGGCGGCGCGTGCGGTCATGCCGGATACCCTTGGCGACCTGAAGGCGCGCGTTCAGGACGAAACCATCCGCGACGATCTGGCCGATACGCTGTCCGGCGCCCTGACAACCTGCATTCAAAAGGCAATCGATCATTACGAATGGGAGCGCTGGTGGTTCAACGAGTCCCTGGTGACGGTGCCATGTACGCCGGGCTCGATGTACGTGGCGATTGATCCGACCGTACGCCGCATAGACGTGATCCGCGCCATTATCGGCGGGGTGCGCTACGCGATGACGGAACGGCCGGTGGATTGGATTATGGCGGCTTATTCGACGCCGGTAGGCGGGCAACCGACCGAATGGGCGACGCTGGGCGAACAAATCATCATCTTTCCTATGCCAAATGTCGCCTATCCGCTGCTGATGGAACAAATCATTCAGGTGCAACCGCCGTTAGATTTCGGCAATGACACGACCTATAATATTTGGACGACGCAAGCGGCGGACCTGATCGTAGCGCGCACAAAAATCCGGCTTTACCGGGATTATCTTTCGGCGACCGCGCAGGACCCTAGAGTCGGCAATGCGATGGCGCAGGAAGACGAGGCCTATACACGGCTGCGGTCTTATTCCAACCGCCGTATGTCTACGGATCGGATGCAACCGGCATGGTAGTTCAACGCCAGCAACCGTCCATCGCCCTGGTCGAACCGGCGGCCCCGATGTGGGCGCAACGCATGGTGCTGAAGCTACAGGATTATTTTCTACCGCTCGCCCAACGGCAACCCATGGCGATCTGGGCCTGTACGAAGGCGCAACTGCCGCCTGCGGCGGACTTCCCGTTCGGTATCGTGATCGTGAGCGATCAGAAC